CATCACTCTCAAGTTCCCACGACACAAGCTCGCGGATGACGGCACCAACTTCGACGCGGGCCAGGCGGTCGTCACTCCCTCGACGATTCGCGCAGAAGCGATCGCGTGGTTCTCGCAGATGGAGAACGACGGGCTGGTCGAGGACTTGGACCAGTTCCGAGAGGACTTGATCGTCGAGCGCAACACGACGGACCTGAACCGCATCGACGCGATTCTCAGGCCCAACACCATCAACAAGTTTGTCGTCTCGGCGACGAAGCTCCAGTTCAGGCTGTAAGGAGGACACGTGCCACAAGCAACGGGTCGAGTGACCATCAAGATTGACGGAGACGTGCTACGCAGTAGGGCTGGCGCGTCATTACAAACGGGCGGCATCATACGCACCCCGCTCACCACGGACCAGGGCAAGGTGTTCTACACTGAAGACACCCAACCTTCAGAGGTGATTGCCACCATCGTCCACACCCAGGACACCGATGTCGTGGGGCTCCGGAGCAAAAGGGACGTGACAGTCTCGTTTGAAACTGATACAGGGGCCGGGTGGTCCATTGCGAACGCGTTCGTGACAGAAGTGGGCGAGATAAGCACGGGGGAATTCTCCGTTACCTTGGCTGGCCCTCCCGCGAATCGCACGCTGTGACCCAACGGGGTGTAGATGCGCTTCGGTGACACGGAGATCCAGGCCATACTCCAGGCTCGTCGTGTCATCGGGCGCTCTACTTTTCCAGGCGCGGAGGACAAAGAGATCGGAGTCCGTCTGCTCTCGGAGCGCGACATCGACCTGGCCCGGTTCGAAGCGCAGATGTATCTGGAGCGCCAGGCGAAGAAAGTTCAGCTCACCCTGATCGATTTCGTCCAAGTGGACCCCGAGTCATTAGACCGAGAACATCAGCGCCAGGTTATCCTGCGCGCCTTTTGCGAGCCTGATTCAGCGCCAGAGAAGCCGGTCCTGTTCTTCGATAACATCGAGCAGGTCCGGTCCATAGATTCGGTCCTATGTCAACAGCTTTGGGAAATCTACGTTGACTGGCAGGACACGGTCAATCCACGCCTCAGTCTCACTGAGGAGGAGGTGTCGGCTTTAGTCGAGTCTCTAAAAGACGCGCCGATGTCGAATCTCATATTGGCGCCTTTAGAGCGCGAAACGCTACAAAGCTTAGCGCGTTCTTTGGCTGCGCAGCTTCAGACGTAACGGTCTGGCAGATCGTCTACTTCGCTCAACTGCTGAGCGAAAAGGATTCCAATGGCTGAGGTCCCCCTTAATATACGCGTCAGCGTAGACAGCGCTGCGGTTCGCAAAGCCTTGCGTGGGATCCAGAAGGAAGTCGCCAAGACAGAAAAGGCGGCGCAGAAGGAGATCACAAAGACCGACCAGGCCCGGACGCGTTCGATGCAGCGACAGAAGTCGCAAGTCCAGCAGCTTGGCAAAGAGTTCAATCGTCTGGGCAAAGGCATCCAGCGCGAGCTTCAGAAGAGCATCTTCACGGGGACGAAGCGCGGCATTCAAAAGGCCAGAGCGTTCATGCGGGCGAACCGTGGATCGTTCGTCAAGGGTCTCGGCGCTCTCGGTGTCGCCGGAGTGTTTGCTGGGAAGCAAGCGCTTCAAACGGCACGCGGGATTACAGGCGCGCCAACAATCCAAGAGAACATCGCCAACGCAAAGCAGTTCGAGTACCGAATGGCGCTCCTGCAAAACCAGTCGCGCATGACCGATGCGCAGATGAGCAAGTTACAAGATCGAATAGTAACGCAGGGCAGGGTAGGGATAATCTCGCCGCTGGAGCTTCTGGCCGGCATCGAAGCGGTCCAGCGACTTGAAGGCGCAGACGCGCTGGAAGATTTCTTGGCGCAGATGGGCACGGCAGCCATGTTCTCTGAAGGGCTCGGTGCTAACTTTGAAGGACTCGCCAAACTAACCACCGTCCTAAGCCGCCAGTTCCATATCACGACAGGAGAAATGGATGAGATGGTTGGCTTCTTGGCAGAGGCCGGTGTGCAGGGATCTGTTGAGCTGGAGAACTTCTCAAACCAGTTTCCGAGAGTGATGGGGCTGTTCACCAACTTACTCGGGCGGCGAGGCATAGAAGGCGTGCGCGAGTTCACTGCTGTTTCGCAGGCGGTTGCAACCGGTTTCCCAGATGCGCCAGAAGAGGCTTCTAGCGCAATGAAGGCCCTTGTTACCACGCTAGTAAACCCGCGCACAGTCAAAATCTTGAAAACACGCGGGCTCGACCCGCAGGTCCACACGATCCCTGAAATCGCAGAGAGGTTATTCAACAAACCGCTCAAACCGGCAGATATGAGCAAGGCATTCAATCGAATGGCGCTGAGTGCGATTGTCGCGGTGATGGGTCAGTACGATCCGCTAAACCCAAAGGGCAATGTCATCGAGACTGTGCTCGCAGCCCAAGGCAGCACTCAGCTTGGCTTCGCAAGAGGCAATGTCGCCAACATTCGCAGAACGGGACGAGGCCAAGACCTAATCCGATCCAATCAGATGGCCGGGAATATGATCGGCGCCTTCAGAGACACAGCAACTGCCGCGCTCGCGCTTACCGCAGCGTTCGATGAACTAGCGTCGGCGCACCCTGGAGTCTTACTTATGCTCGGCGCGTTTGCCGACTTTGCCGTAGCGCTTGGCATCACCACGTTCGCGCTGAAATCGCTAGGCGGAGGCAAGGTGGCGAAGGCCGCCGGGACCGGCGCCAAGGCCGCCGCAAAGTCGGCAGCGGCCGTTGGCGGCGGCGTTCTAGCGACCGTGGCGCTTCCAGCGGTGGTCGCCCTCGGAAGCGGTGCGCTGCTAGCACGCATGACCGACAAAGAGGACGAGGATGCGATGGAACGGTTTGCGCGCAAGCTCGGCTTCGATCCAAAGAACAAGCTCAATACTCAAATCGGTCGCGACCTGAAGGACGGCGCAGCAGCGCAGAAGCGCTCGGCGTATCTTCTTGAATCCAAGCTTCAGCAAGTGCCAGACGTCGGCCGGCAAGAAGGCGGTCCGTAATGGGCTGGCGAGAACGACAACTATTTTTTCCGGAGAATAGTCGCGACAATCTTACGCTCGAAGAGAACTATCAACGCGCACAGTTCAAGGACGCGCCGTTCTGGGTCGAGTCCTACAATCTCGACGGCGGCCGGCGGCAGAGTGTCCAGAGGTTTCCCGGTGACCAGTTCACCAACGTCCAAGACCTCGGGCGCGATAGCTCGATCATCACTGTCAACGCGTTCGTAGTCGGCGAAAACTACGACAGCGAACTCCGGTGGCTCGAAGGCCGGCTACTCGAAGGCGGGCCTGGCGATCTCATCCTGCCGTGGCGCGAGCCTTTCTCGGTCACGGTCGTCGGCCGCATCCGTGTTGACGAGACCAAGGGCGCTCGCGGGTTCGCCGCAGTCTCCTTTGATTGTGTCGAAACAGCGGAGCCGCCGGCTGCGTTCCAAAAAGACTCCGCTGCCCGGATGCGTAAGATGGCCGAAGAGGCCAGAGGCAAGACGCGTGATCGTTTCGGAGATCGCTTCAGCGTAGACGGGCAACCAGAGTCCTTCCGCACCCGAGTTCGTGATGCGATGAACGACGCCTCGACGCGCATCGTCGGCATCCAGGGCAAGGTAGACGGCTTCATCGCCGAGATCGCCAAGGGCGCCAACACCGTCAACCGGCTATCGGGCACGGTGAACGATCTAATCAACACGCCGCTCGACCTATCTGACGCGATCGTAGATGCAGTGATCACCGCTTACAGCTCGCTCGCCTCGACGCTCCAGACCGCGCAGACGGTGATCGAGACCTGGGGCAAGGGCGGCCCGGTTCGTATCCTCGCCGACCAGGTGTTCCGTTTCAACGATGAGTTCGTTCCCGACGTGGTGGATACGACCACGACGGGCGGACAGACCGAGCAGCAAAACATCGACGAGTTCAACCGGCTCTGTCGTTTGAATATGTTCTACCAGATGGCGTTGCTCCTGGCGCAGCTTCAGTTCGAAAGCTACCAGCAGGCGATCTCGTTGCGGAGTGAGTTCGTGGAGAATATCGACGAGCTACTGCTCGCGGCCACCCCCGCAGAGGCGGAGGGCATCGCCGCGCTCACCGAAGCTACGTCTGCGTTTCTCGAAGAGGTAGCGGAGAATCTACCGCGCCTGGGCACGTACACTTCTCCGGCGACCATGCCGGCGCTCGTAGTGGCTCATACAATCTACGGCGATGCGCGGGCCGAGGTGGACATCGTGCTTCGTAACAGCATCCGGCATCCCGGTTTCGTCGAGGCAGGCGTGCCGCTAGAGGTGTTCGATGCCGGTACCTAAAGACGAAGTATCAGATTTCGAACTATTCATCGGCGAACAAAAGCTTACGACGTTCACCAACGGGTGGGTCAAACGCGAGCTGGATACTGCGGCGGATAGTTTCGAGTTCCAGTATGCGGACCTCAGACTCGGCCCCGGTGAACCCGTCCCGATTCGGGCGGGCGACAAGTGTTCCATCAAGCTCCGTGGCAACACATTGCTCACCGGCTACGTGGACGACACGTCTTTTCAGTACACCGCCGATTCGCTGACGTTGACGGTTCGGGGGCGCAGCAAGACCGGCGACTTAGTAGACAGCTCCGCAATCCGCGAGAGCGGCCGGTGGTCCAACGCAACTCTTGAGACGATCGCCAGCGACCTGACCGAGCCGTTCGACGACATCGAAGTCACCGTTGACGCCCTCGAAGGCATCGATGAAGTCTTCAAACGATTCGCCATCGAGCCGGGCGAGTCCTGCATGGATGCGATCCAGCGGGCCAGTCGCCTGCGTTCCGCGTGGGCCACGTGCACGGTTGAAGGCGGATTGCTTATCACGCGCTCGGGCACCGGGGCCGAGTCCACGATGACCCTAGAGTACGGCAAGAACATCATCAGCGGCGAACGATTTGATTCGTGGTCGCAGCGCCACAGCGCATACTTGCTCAAGGGCCAGGTGCCGTCCGACGAGGAGCTGAATGGCACCGCGTCGAGTCAGCTTTCGGAATTCATATTTGACGTCGGGCTGAACCGATACCGTCCGTTGTTACTCGTGAGTACGGGACACGATCGTAAAGGCGATTTGAAACGCCGCGCTCAATGGGAGCGCAACCGAAGGGCGGGGACCGGCGAGCGCCTCCTATACCGCGTGGACGGGTATGGTTTCGCGTCCGGTGAATCCAAAGGTCAGTTTCAGAAAGATCGCCGAGACGACTACAAGCTCTGGGAACCTAACATGCTGGTCAAGGCCGCAGACCCGCGACTGGAAACCGAAGACATTCAATATCTCATCGCCGCTGTGAGCTATCGCTGGCAAGCAGAAGGCGACGATGGTGGGCGCACGACGGACTTGACCCTGACGCGCCCGGAAGCTTTCAGTCTTCAGGAGTATCCGAAACGCGCCCGACGTGTCCACACGAAGGACATCAAGGGTTGGTGGTACTCTCCAGAAAACGCCCGCAACATTGGGATCCTCTTAGCACGCGGGAAGCGAGTAGCGCCCGAGCCCGAATGGCAGGGGCCGCCGCCGCCGCTGTACAAGGGGCGATAAGATGCGCGATCAAATCCGGCGGCTGATGACCAAGCTCCAGGCGTCGATCACTCGCGGCATCATCAAGTTGATCGACGACGAGAAGGCGACACAGACCATCCAAGTTGAGTTGCGCTTCGACGAGATCGCAGACGCGGTCGAGCACTTCCAGCCGTTCGGTGTGAGCTTTCATCCAACCAAGGACAGTGAGGTCCTGGTGCTCGCCATAGGCTCGTCGCAGGACAATCTTGTCGCACTCACTGCAACGGACCGATCTATCCGTCCGACGGGCGCTCAGGAAGGTGAGGGTGGCCTCTACACGCCGAGCGGGTGGAAGATATTTTGCGACGCCGATGACGTTGTGTTTCTGACGAAGAAAGACGCGGCTCAAAGTTTCATGCGCGGCGAAGAGGTCAAGGCGGCGCTCAAGACATACGCGGACGAAGTTGCCACGCAAGTTGGATCAATCGTGGTAGCAGGCGGAAGCGGTGCTGCTGCTACGGATAGCGGCACAGTCGCAAAAGCAAAAACGGCGCTCACTGCCGCGGCAAATACGCTGAACTCCGACATCGACGCCGCGTTGTCCGATAAACTGAAGGGTGAATAGTGCTCCGACTCATTTATGACAGCACGTCGATGGACTGCGACTTGTCGTGCAGCGAGGAAGGCACCGATGTTAGTCATCCACTGGAGACGGCGGTCCTGCTTTCGATCTTCTGCGATGCGCGAGCGGGCATCTCGGATGATATCCACGCCGGATCTGATCGCCGCGGTTGGTGGGCGGAAGCTTACTTCGATGCGCCTGATACCTGGGGTAGCGATCTATGGCAGGTCGTTACCCGTAAGGCGACGGCGGATACGTTGGTGTTCGCGCAACGCGCATGCGAGCGGGCGCTTGAGTGGCTGATTGATGACGGCATCTGTCGCCAAGTAGATGTAGAAACATGGTGGCTCGAAGGCCGCCAAGGATACATGGGCATCTTGGTGACGCTCCACAAACCAGACATTTTGGCACCGCAGTACGTGGGGCCTTGGGAAATTCATTATGCCATGGACTAAGCCGACGCTGCAGGAGTTGCGCGATCGCTTCCGTCAGGACTTCTTGGCGCGTACCGATACGGGCGACGCAGTGCTCCGCCGTAGCGTGGAG